AGTACCTGTGGCAGCAAGGTCAACAGCATCAATATCTGCAAAGGTAGATGTACCTGTAGAAGTAACGTCACCAGTCAAGTCACCAGTAACATTACCAGTTACGTTACCTGTAATGTCGCCTGTAATATCTGCAACAAGTCCTCCCGGTGCAGTAATAACACCAGTTACATTCAGTGTACCAGCTATTGTAGCATTCTCATGTACAGCTAGTGTGTCAATATAACCAACACCATCAATATACAAATCTTTAAACTCAGCGCCTACAGTACCCAAGTCAATGTCATCATCGGTAACAGGTACAATAGCACCGTCTTGGATGCGTACTTGCTCTACTGCAGCGCCACCTACTTCACTATAGAAGCTAATGCGGTTGTTATTTGTGTCTACTACAACTTTATTAAATGCATCAACATCAGCAATAAGGGGTATGTATGCACCCTCTGTAGAACTGCCATCGTGCTTGTGACCACCGATAAAAGCAAACGCATCACGTATGGCGTTATACTCTGCATTTACTGGTGCAGCTTTAATAATTGCGTTAGCAATAATATCCGCTGCTGACTGTCTTGAATAACCCGCCATGTTACAACCTATCTCCTACCCCAAAGGTAATTACTATGCCTTGAATACTGTGTGAGGCATTAGTGTCATTTGTTACGTATTTTAATGATGCTGACTTACCTGAGCCAGATATGTTTGTTCTGCGTACTGGAGCAGGATTACCATCAAAGATTGCTGTACTATCGTATAGTGCTTCGTTGTAGTATGCAGCAGCACCTGTTGTTGTTAGTGTAAAGTTCGTAGGACTGAGAGTATCTACGTCTTCATAGTCATACAAAGTAGACATTACAATCTCGTTATCACCCTCAGAACGTAAGTATGTAGCTACAGTGTAAAATATCTTACGTTGCTCAGGGTCTTGCATGTGAAAGAATGGACTCTGAAAAACACTAAAGATAGGCTCACCATTAAAGCTAAAGGCACGTTCCTGTCTATGTACTTTACCTGCAGAATCACCATGTATAACAAACTCGCTTTGGCCTATATAGCCACTGTCTGCACAGGTAGCTGTAATGCCTAGCATTTGACTGTACTCAAACTGCAAACCATTTTGTGTCTGTCTAAAGCCGCCAATAATACCTTGAGTATCACTCCCCGAAAAGAAGTAACGAAATTGTGTCTTCTGACGAATTACAACAGCATTAAGCCCCTCAAGGTCTACGTCAAAAATAACATCAGTAAAGATAGATTGAATGTCTTTGGATACCGTTTCAAGATTAACGTCACCAATCTTGTCTGTACCACTAACAGGACGTAGACCATCCTGTGACAAGAATAGCAAGTCTCCACCGATTTCAATAACACTGTCAGTAGCTAGACAACCAAGGTCATCCGTAATATTTTCAAGTACAAAGTTAGAAATGTTGTTGCCTATAAGCTTGCGGATGTTGTTAGTACCAAAGATGTACAAGGCATCACGGAAAGGCTTAATAGCTACAACAGGAAACCCTACATTAATAACACCTGCACCATCAGCTGGGGCAAAACTAGTTTCATCATAAGGAGCACTAAAATAAACGTTTGTATTTTCTGACGGGTCACCTGCTAAAAACAAATGGTTTTGATAAAAAGTAGAATATTTAGGTGCAGTAGGTGCATCAGCTTGAGTTATTTGAGTATAAGTAGTGCCATCGTAAGTAGATGCAGGATTTATACCATCCGTTAGGACTATCTTAGGGCTACCCCAGTTAAACTTAGAAAAACGTACTTTAGAAACACCTGTCATAGTAGGGGAGCCTGAAGTAGTTACTGCCACCCAAGCATCTGTAGAATCATTCCAGTAGTGGAGGTAGTTGTTGCCACTAGAAGGTTTACGGCAAGCAAGAATACCATCGTTGACCCCATTAGCTACGCAGACACCTAAGACACTACCTGTCCCTGTAACAGTACCGTAATCGTTTAAGTAACCATTAATTTTTCTGTAGCCACCAGTAACAGCAGGCTCGTAGTTAATCAACGAGATAGCTGAACCAGGCTGTGTCTCACCTTGTGATAGCACATCACGACTGGTGTTAAGACCACCCTGGCAAAAGACTTTAAAGGAGGCTAGATTATCAGCCATTAGTAACCGCCACTAAAAGAAGATGTATTACCTCGTGTAACTACTGTAGAGCGTATCTCAATAGCATCATCCATCAAGACACGGCGCATAGACTTAATGCCATCCTCAAAGTTATTCTGGTGCATTGCAGCACTCTGCTCGTTGCTACGGAAGCGCATCATAAACATCATAGCACCATCAATAAGTACGTGCTTAAAACGATCTGGTATAACTGATACGTCATTGTATAGTGTAAGGTCCGAAGGGAAAGACCAGTATACGTACTCAATCTCATACGCAGCATTAGGTACGGGAGTTACGCCAAAAGCTTCTCCATAGGTCTGATACACAATGGAAGGGGCAGACTCACCGTTTACTGTATCACCACCATCGTCAGAAGATCTATAGTTCTGAATATAGTTTTCATAGGAAATAGCACCCAGTCTTTGAGGGGCATTGTTTTTAGATGAAAGTTTTTTGATGTAAAAAGTATCCCAGTCAGCACTGGAGTAGTCTGCAGGAAAGTTATATTGACGTGTACCTGCTGTTAAAGTTTGAGTGTAAGTATTTTTAAGAAATGGCCACTCTTGACCATCTTGTAGAATAAGTCTAATGCTACTATTAACTGCATCTTTTGCTAGTGCTTGAACATTACGTGCTGTATCGAACCCATCCCCCGCAGTATCAAGGGTGACCTCGTTCATTCTTCTAAGAAGTTCATTTACTAGGGAGACGTAAGTAGCCATAGAGTTATCCTACTATTAAAAGTACCGGAGGGCCAGCAAAAGCCAGCCCCCCAGTTTATATTTATGCGAGGTTATAACGTGCAGTTACAATAGCTTCTGGACGAAGGATCTTGCGACCGTACAAATGCATACCACGAACAATATCAGCAAAGCTGTCTGGATCACGGTAAGTTTCAGTCTTGTTGATCTGTTCGGCTGTAGCAACAGCTGAATCATGACCAGCAACAATAGCACCAAAGTTAGTGGACTGAGCAGCAGTACCTGTAGTAGCTGCACCTGTGCCCAATGATGGCAAGTTGCTTGAAGAATAAACACGGAAACCGTGGAAGTTATTCAAGATCAAACCATTACGAAGGCCACCTGATTCACCGAAGTCTGCATTGAAGAGGCGTGAGTCCTCATCACGAAGTACTTCCATGAACACTGGGTCTACTACAATCCAACGACCTTGTGTGTCAACTTGCTGTTGATCCAGCAAACGACCCATACGAGCCACCAGCATAGCTGGGGAAACGTAGGCAGTTGGAAGTGCAGTTGCACCAGGAAGACGTGCAGCAACTGGGATAGAATCGCCAGTTACACCTGCAGTTGTGATATTACCGAAGTCAGGGCGGGACAGTTTATTGCCAGCCAAGAGTTCGTCGTTACCTGCAGTTGCGTCAGCTTTAGTGCCGTTTACAGTGTCGTTTACTGTATCTGCTTGAGCATGCAAAGCTGACTGTTTGTAGCCAGACAAGTAACCCAACACTTCTTGATCGTACTGATCAGCCAAGCGGTAAGCCGCACGGTTGGTAGCAAGATCCATGAAGTTTACATGAGAGTGAGCTTCTTCAATATCGTCCATTTTGAACGCAAAGTAGTTGCTCTTGTCTACTACAAGCGAGAAGTCTGCATCTGCCAAGTCTTGTGCAGCAATTGTTGTGCCACGTGTATAGGCAGAGACGCTTACTTCTGGCTCTTTGATAATTTTAACTGTATCACCTTGGTTTGCAATTTCCCCAAAATAATCAGAGTTAGTTACATCACCAACTACAGTTGATTTACGGAAGGCAAGTTGTACCTTCTTCGAATAGATAACGGAACTAAAGTTTCCGTTTGGCAGGTTGGTATAACCTGCTGCTGATGCGAATGCCATTTTCTTTCTCCTAGAATGTTTGGCTTAAAGATAGAGATATATACGAGTTTAAGGTATATACCTCAACTCATAGAAACTAAACAACAAGGCAAAGAGGCTGAATGTTTTCTAGGGTGCGCTAGACTAACGGTTGGCCAACCATAAGTTTTACGGGCCTGTACTTATCCAGGTAGTTCTTATTCGTATGTTTAAGTTTTAAGGGTTGTTTGGCAAGAGAGGTAGTCCACAAGGGAGGCTCTTGTTCCTGCCAATAGTTATACTCCGGTAAAGATAGATGTCAACACCTAACGTGCATTACCAGACATATCATAGATAAATTTACCAGTTCTCATAGCTTTGGTAATTTCATCTTGACGTTCTTCAAACTCTTGAGCAGACATACGTGCAACTTCAGACTCAGAAATCTGACCTGCAGTTTCACTCGCCTCCACAACAGCTTTGGAACCTTTGCTTACTAGACTTGCTGCCTTCTTGGTAGAAGCTTTTTTAGCAGTTTTAGTAAGGCCTTTATCAGACTTATACAAGTCGATAACTCTAACGACAGAGGCTGGATCATCTGCATTCTCATAGATTGCATCTTGTACCCACTTAGGTTGTTCCTCTGCCCAATCATGGAACTCGTCTGAAGCTTTTAGTTTATAGAAATCGGGATGAGTTTCCATTATAGTAGCTTCAGCTTTTTTACGTTCGGCTTCTGACTGTACTTTATCTAGCTCTGACAGACGTGACTCTGCTTTCTGAAACATCTCTTGAGCTTTTTTGGCTGCAATTGTCTCTACAATACCAGCTACATCTGGGTACTCACTAGCCCATTTTTCGATGTCTTCGTCAGACTTAGGTGCTCTAATACCTTCGCTATTCATACGGTTTTCAAGAGCTTCTAGCTTCTCTTCCCAGTCTTTTTCTTTTTGCTGCATGTGCCTACGCAGGTCACCATAGCGTTTCTTAAATGACTTTTCTTCTCTGGATAAGTTAGAGTCATCTTCTTCAGAGACTGCTTCAACTACTTCTTCCGTAGCTTCTTCTGCTTTTTCATCAACTTCCTCACCACGAGCTTCAGCTTCTAGGCGAGCAATTTCTTTTTCCTCTTCTTCCATTCTAGCTTTTTTACGAGCGTGGTTAAATCCACGATCTACAAAGCCAGCTGATCTTGGGGATTCGATTGTATTTGCTTCGGACATTTT